GGTTCTCCCTCAACTGAGTTCTCTCCGTTTCTCAATAATAATGTTTTCATTCTTTCTATCTTGTCGTTCATTCTGAACCAAATACCCAACAATGATAATTTAATATCTTCGGGTGTTTTTAATATCGTTCCGACCGCAATATTTTGTGGGCCGTAATCATATTGTTTTCTACAAAACAATTCATATTGGTCTCGTTGAATCTTTTTAAATTCTGATGTCATTTCAGGATATGTTTTTTCCATATAGTCTATGACATTTTCATTGTTAGAATCCTCTACGACTCTTGGTGCGTCTTTAATCGCCATTATTTACTCCATATCTTTTTTAGTTGTTTTTCATCTACACCATACTTTGATACGATAGAATATACAACATCTTTACCCATAATGTCAAGCGTTTTTTCAACATTTTCTGAACTATCTTCAAAATAATCACATAAAATGTCCATAGCCCACCCCTCAATCTTTGATTTTTTCTTTGACTTGGTGTATTTCAAATATGTATTTCCTCTTGGTAGTATATTTGTGTAGAACTGATATACTGATTTAGGTTCTAATTCCCAATACTTTTGAATTTCATTTACGACTTCAATCCACTCAGGCTTCATAGAAAGAAATCTATGAACCATATAATTTGACCAAGTTTTTTTATCAGCATCAGTTATGTTCTCCCAATAATGTTGGTTCTGAACATTTGTAATTTGTTTTATGTGGTCAAATAGTGTTTTTGTTTTCATTGTGAATAACCTTTTAGATATAAATAAATAGTTTATAACTTTCTGAAAATAGAAAGAAATTTATCTACCCATTTATTTTTTTTTAATTCTATCAATAATGTAACTCTATCCGAGTCTCCCTCGTTGAATAAAGTATGAATTTTTGTTGTATCAAAATGATATATTCTGCCAACTGGCAATTTATAACAACGATAATTTCCTTCAAATCTTTTTCCAAAAGAAATCATATCATATGAATTTTCTTCTGTCCACCCCTCATCTATTTCATCATAGGTCGTAGTACATAACCAACTTTTGTCGTTGCTGATTATTGGTATTTGAAATCTTAGTGTGTCTTCTCCGATGTCTTTATCGTTATGAAGTCCGTAAGATGATTGTGGGCCTCGTCTTAATAATCTATACGATAATACTTCTGTTTCAAAACTATCATATATTTCTTTAAAATAAGGTGTATGATTTAAAGCGCCTGTAAATGGTAAATTATTATGATGTTCAATTCCTGATTCAGGTAAAGATATACAATGTCCGTATGCTCCGTCATCATAACTAAACATACTTTCAACTATATCTTTGTCTTTTATTAGTCTTTCTATATCGTAGAAATTACCTGCTAACATTTTCATCTAAAATAATCACCCTTGATAAACGTTGCTAAAACAAATCTATCTTTACCTGTAAATTTCTTGACTCTATGTCCGGCAAAAGATGGAAAAATAACCAATCTACCTGGTTTTACACTTATAGGAGAATCCCAAACAACCAACTCACCACCTTCAAAGTCATCATTTAAAAAAACAATAGCTGTCAATTTTGTAGTGGTATCAAATACTTCAATTTCTTTTTCAAAAGTTTCATCTCGATATTCTTCCGCTCCATCTTCAGATAATTGAACTAATGCATTATCTTCTGGAGATAAATCCGCATGTAGTGGGCCATTTTCACACAAGTCTTCAAAGTCTTTCGCAAAATAATGCTTTCCATAACAACCACCAACACCACCAATATTAAATTTAAAGCACATAGAGTTAGCTATCTTAACCACATTAAATATTTTATCTTTGATTGGGTCATCATTAAAATCAACCCAACTACCATTTCTTTCAATAAAATCTTCATTATCGAACATTTTATTTTGAGTTTTTATTTTTTCTATAATTTTATCACACTCGTCTTGAGTTAAAAAATTATCTCTTGCTATCGCCCATTTGAAATCTTTATTTTTCTTATACAAAACAATCTCCGTTCATCCAAGTTATTAATGAGTATCTTTTACCTGATACAATAGGTGTAACTCTATGTGATAAAAAAGATGGAAAAATAATTATGCTACCTCTTGTTCTTGGTGCGGTGTAATTTTTTTCACCTGTATCATCTGTGATACCAAACTCTAAATCTCCACCCTCATATTTTGTTTCGTCTGATAGTTGAATTACTGCCGTTAATTTTCTCGTAGAAGTTTCTTTTGAGCCCATATCAGTATGCCATTTATATTTACCACCATTTTCATATTTTAATATTCTTACTTTCTCTAACTCTTTTATATTATACTTCCATATGGATTGGTTAGACAATTCAAATATCATTTTTAGTTTGTTGTTTAATTTTTCATTATTGATAACAACCTCTTTATTATCACGAACTTTTTTATTTATAAGGTCATCTTGATAATTACCTGCTAATTCAGAATCAGTTGCTTCTCCTGTTTCTAAATATCTCATTAGTTTTTGGCATTGACTAACTGATAAAAAGTTTTCTCTATGAATTACGAATTTAAAATTATCATTTTGTTTCATAATTTTCTCATTTTTTGTAATATTTCCATATACTTTTCTTTTGTATCGTTTTCACCAACACGCCATTCAGGAATAAAATATTCATCTTTATATTCTTTTAAAAAATAATCTACATATTCAGGTATTTTAATATTGATTTTGTGATATTTTACTGAACTATTTTGTAATAAACTCTTGGAATATATACTATCTTCATCTAAATATGTATTAAACCAACTCACGATAGTGGTTTCTTTAAATACTGATAACAACCTTAGTGGTAAAAACATTCTGTTTATATCATTATAGGTATCAAAAAATACACCATCAAACTTTTCATCTGGCAAATTATCATACCAATCTCCAAAGATTATTTTTACATTTGGTTTATCTTCTGCCCATTTACAAAGTCTTTTGTGAACATCTTTATCTTTTTCTATAATAGTGTGTGATTTAATATCTTGTTGTTGAATATGTCCTGCACTAATTCCCATACCAAAACCTAACTCTAAAATATCCCCACCATTTTGACATACAACTTCGGCGTGTTTTTTCATCATTAGGTCTTCCCAATCGTGCATAACAATATCTTTTCCGTCCATTATACTATTTTTATTGAACTCAAACTTTTCTTGCTTTTGAAAATCATACATTATTTAAATGGTTCCCCAATGTAAGTTTCTCTCATTATATATCTTTCTCCGCTAATTAATTCTGATACCATATGGTTTGCAAATGATGGAAACATAAATAACCAACCTTTTTTGTATGGAGCTTTTATAAACTCGTTATTTCCGTCTTTGAATGCAAAATGTAAATCTCCACCCTCAAAGTCTGTTTCTGGATTTGATAATTGTATTAAACAAGTTATTTTATTTAAAGAATAACTACCTTTATCTGTTCCGGAGTGCCAACCAAATTCATTTCCAACATTATACTTCAACACTCTAAAATCACCTGAAAACCTTTCAATATCAAAGTTCCATATTCTATTATTTGTTATATTTACAATAGTATCTAATTTTTTTAAAATCCAATCATAATTATTTTTAATATTCTTATTGTAATCTTTTCTTAAAAATAGTTCATCACATTTTCTATATTTTGATACTGATTCTTCGTTAGTAGTTGGGTTAACTACCTTCGCTCTCTCCCAACCATTTTCATTTTTAACCTGTTTTAGTAAGTTATCACATTGCTCTTCACTTAAAAATGGTAAATGAACAAACCACTCAAATCTATTATTTTCAATCATCTAAAGTAATCTCCTGTAAAAAATTCTTGTATAACATATCTTTTTCCTTTTGTAACTGGTGTTACATTATGACACATAAAAGATGGGAATAAAGTTAGAGAACCTTTTATTTTTTCGACTGAATACCAATTTTTTGTATGCTTGTCTTGAATACCATATTGAAGTTCTCCTCCTTCATACTCAGTCGGGTCTGTCAATTGAATAATACCTGTTATTTTTCTTGTTGAAAATTCTCCGGCATTAAAGTCTGTATGCCACCCGTAAAATCCATTTTCTTTGTATTGTATTAATTTTAGTTCGTCATCACAACCTTTTATGTCAAATTTAAACACATTATCATTTACAATATTAACCATTTGAAACATTTTGTCCTGCAACCATTTCCAATCTTTATTAGTTTTGTCTGGTCTAAATTCATTATGTGGTTGGTCTCTTAAATACCATTCATTTGTTTTTCTAATTTCAGGTATAATCGCATTTCTACCCTTTTCATCTCCGACACAACCTATTAAATCCTTTTCAGATTTTTTTATATCATCTATTAATTCATCACATTTTTCTGATGATAAAAAGTTTGGAATTTGTATTGAGTATTTAAAACCATTATTATATTTCATATTACCTCTTTGGTAGATTATGAACTAAAATATCACTTTGAAAGTATGTATCTATGTCTTCTACATCTAAGGAATAAAATGCAATTGTTCCTGTTTCTTTCGTTAGTGATGTAACTTCTAATTCTGTTCCGTCTCCTTGTAATAAGTAATCACCTATTGAGATATCAGATGTTTTCTTCCAACTCCAAGTTCCTCCTGACTTAACAAAGTAGTTTGAGTCAGAACTTACGGAATTCATTTTTGATAATTTTTTTGTTCCATTTAGTAAATAATATTCACTTCTTTCGTCTTGTGATACATTAACAACTATGGAACCACTAAAAGAACCTGTTAGATTTGTAATTGAATAGTCTAAGTAATCCGTATCACTTAAACTCATATTATCTGGCCAATATGATTTAACAACATCTCCAACTTCTACATCTTGAACTTGTTTTGTAGAGCCGTCAAACATATCAATCAAACTACCACTTGCTGTCGTTCTTCCGTATGACCTGATTGTATATCCGTCATTTCCGTCTGATTTGTAAGACACTAATGGAACCATATAATTTTTTAATTCTATTTGCTTTGTTGGTGTTGTTAAAAAAACAAATCTACCTGTGTCTAAATACCCATTACTTCCACTCATTACTATAAAGTTTTCAACTATATGTCCGTCAGAACTCGCTGATGCAATAGCATCTGTTATTCTTGAATTAGAGCCATTCCAATCATATAACTTGTAATTATTTATAAATCCACCATCTAAATTTGGATTTTTCACAATAAAATCTGGATTATTGGTGTTTGTTGTCGGTGATGATGAATCAAATAATGGTATCAAGCTTCCACTTTCAACTGACGAACTCAATAAACTTCTAAATGTTGTTTTGTTAAATGAACCACTAACTATACTTTTTAAATTATCATCACTATACCAAGGTGTTTGTATAAACAAGTGGAAACTACCTGTATATTGATTTTGTCCTCTTTGTGTAAAATAAGTGTGTGATGTGTCGTTGTTATATTCAAAATTAGTTGTTATGTTATGTCTGGCAAAACTTGAACTAATTAAAGTTTGTTGATAAGTAGTAGGATTTTGCTTATTACCCTCATTAACTCCATAAACATAACAAGTATTACAAGATTGTTCATTTGCATAATCTGATATTAAATTGTAAATAGAAGTTTGTTCTGAAATGGAACCATCTACACCTATATTTGTATTTGGTTCAATAAAGTAAATGTCGTTAGAACCTGTTTCAACTATATAGTCCATATTACCAATAATACCAATATTAGTATTTGAAGGCCAACCACCTGCGCTTCCTGTGACATAATTTAAATAATTTTCTGTTTTTGTTTTTACTGACATAATTTTCTCCTAAGAATAAATATTACCAAATCAAAGAATATCTACCTTTTAGTTTGTTTTGTTTTAATTCGTTATACAATAATTTTAGTTCGGATATATTTCGTTCTGTTGAATTAGGTTTTAGTTGTTTTTTATTTATCATTTCTAAAACTTTTTCATAATTTGATTGATTTGAAAAATGACTACCGATTATCTGTTTTTCATATAACCATAAATATCTACTATCAAAAGAAACATCATAACCTGTGTGTGCTCCGTAAATTACTATCTTTCCTTTTTTATCCAATAACTTTAAACTATAATCTAATGTATCTTGTCCTAAGTAATCTATGATGATTGTAGGTAATCCTTTTGATGCTTTCATAGACTTTCTCATCATAGTTAAAGATGACTTTTGGTTTAAGTCAAACTTTGTTCTATCAAAAGATAAGTCTGCTTTACTATTTAAAATATCAGATGTAATAGTGTAAACACTAAGTCCTAACTTTTTACATAGTTCTATGGCTGCTTTTCCACAACCACCTGAACCACCCCAAACCAATACTACATCATCTTTTTTATAATTACAATTTTTTAATGCTTGATAATTTGTAATATAATCAGTAATGATACAATCTTTCCAATCTAAGTGTTTTGGTTTTGGATAACACATTATATCTTTTACAACTGCATATTCTCCTAGCAATCCATTAGTGGTTTCATATCCAAATATTTTATTGTTCATCATTGAATAAATAACAATTTCATCTCCAACCTTAACATTAGATACATTTTTACCAACCTTTTCTACAACACCACCACCGTCAGTTCCAAAGATTGTGTAATCACGATTATTAATTTTATTCATATCAACTGGATGACCAGAAAATGCCCATACAAAATTATATGTGAGTGAACAAACTTTACTTTTAATTAAAACTTCATCATCTTTAATTGTTGGTGTTTTAACTTCCGTAAATTCTAACTCGTTATTTCTTTTTAATATCCAAGCTTTCATACTCTTCTACAAATCCTTTAAATTTTCTACTAACTACTTGTGCAGGTTTGTTCCATTTATGAATATGTCCAAAACAATAATCATAACCTTGTTTTTTTAAATCATTAAATCGCATCCAAACTAAATCTTCTCCGAGTTTTCCGTCTCTATGTTGTGAAACCACATAACGATTAGACAAATAAGGTATTTCCCAATTATAATCTATGAACGCCCAACCCTCAATAACTGGCAATTCCAACCCATCTCTACCATTACCAACTAAATAAAATCTCCAATTATTTTTTAAACGATATTCCAAATCTGATATATCCCACTCGTTCCAAGGTTTACCAAATGAATCTTGAAAGTTTCTTAACTCGTTTTCTATTGCTTTTAGTTGGTATGGACTAAGGCTGAATTTATCAAAGTCCATATAAATACGAGTTTGTTTTGGTGTATATTTAGTTAGGTCTACTTTGTAATACATTAGTTGTCAAGGCCAGTTC